AGAAAATTCAAGTGGTCTTAGATTTGTTTTTACTTGTAAAAACCAGAATCTCGATTCGTATCACAATTATGTATTTGATACTTCGGATGACCAGAGTTTTAGTGATATGGCTAGAGTCTGGCTTGATATGCGTAACAGAATTATTGATTATATTCGCAACACCAGCGAGCAGGAGCCATACAAGTTGAGTGTTTACAAACGCGATACGTTGACCAATTGGGTATTAGGCGCTGAAATGTTTTTGGAAGATAGCCATATTGAGATTTTTATGAAATCCAATATGGTTATTCAAAATCGTACTCTCGGCGCTGGTGCAACAGGGAATGCTGAAATTGACCGTGTTGATGCTCAACCATTGAAAGGTGTTGTTTATGAATTTAAGCACGCTGACCCTAGGGTCAGGCACAGTGCTTTGAACAGCACTGCTACTCTGAAACAAAATACCTTGTTTAACAATATGCAAGATGACGGATTGCGATTGGTTCGTGGTAACGAATTTGTTGGGACCACTGCAACTACTACTGGCATTTCTATTAGCTATGGTGGTGCAGCTGAACCTTTTGTTCCCAAGTATTTTGCTAATTGTCACAAGAGTCACAAGGTTGTTGTTCAACCTGGAGAAATTAAATCTCTTGGGTACACATGGAAATTGACAGGTAAAATTGTTAATGTGATTAAGAAGTTGAGAGTCGCTCATTGGGATGGTTCGATTTCTGATTTTTCTGGGCAAGTTGGTAAATGCCAAATGATTGGTTTAGAAGAAGTTATGAGATCGTTTACAACCAACAAAGTTACTGTTGGATATGAACGTGAGTTGAAAATCGGTGTGATTGTTAGACCAGGTTTTAAACAGGCTCCCATTGAAACAATTGTTGTTGCACAAGAGAAGAATAATCAACTTCCTTAATAAATTTTTATTCGTGAGATAAAGGTTTAGTATCTTGAAGCAAGCATCTTCGGATGAAATCAACTCTTGACATTCTTGCTTTATCCCAAATTTGAGGTCGAGGAGGACTTGACCGATACATATAACAATATGGCTTGGTAGGAGTATTCTTGAATGAGATATGAGTTTCCATTTGTTAAAAACCTATGGGGGGAACCCGCTATTTAAGAGAATCCCTTTGAAAGCGAATTTCCTTTTTGGGAAACTCGGGTCACCATGTGACAAGGGATCTCGGAGATTAAAAAGTTTAGCCGAGATTAAATTAAAGCACACCGTCACGTCAATGCGCGATGCTTGGACCACGATAGCCGCCCCGAAGGGACGCGGCGCGACCGAAGGGAGTTGTGGTCTAAGCAGGAAAGCCGCATTGACCGTGGAGTTCTCACACCGATAACTGCTTTCTTTGTAATGGCCCCGCAGGGACGTCTCGAAAACGAGACTAGCGTCAGTAAGCACCAAACGTATTTCCGAAGGTCAATGCGTAGTATTACTTACTGACGCCAAATTACACTCGTGATCGCCGGGGGTCTTTAGACCCCCCATCTAAGCCACGAGGGTATAAATAGATCATGAATTATAGATCTATAATGCAATGTCAACATCAGGTCGATACTGGATGCTCACAATCCCAATGGCCGACTGGCATCCAGAATCCTTACCAGACTCCGTGTCGTACATGCGCGGACAAGGTGAAGAAGGTGAAGGTGGATACAGACACTGGCAGCTGCTGGTTGTGTTTAATGAAACTGTCCGATTGCGAATGTGCAAATCCGTATTTGTCCCCTCCGCACATTGCGAACTCTCACGTTCAGTTGCCGCCGACTCCTATGTCTGGAAGGATGACACCTATATCGATGGTACGAGATTCGAACTGGGCGAGAAACCCCACCGCCGAAACAGCAAGACAGATTGGCAACTTGTTTGGGACCGAGCAGTCGAGGGCGACTTGTTGGCCATCGAACCCTCCGTTCGTATACAACATTATCGGACACTCAGGACAATCCGTGCTGATTACACTGCACCAACTGCTTTTGAACGTAAAGTCGTTGTCTATTATGGACCTACAGGAACTGGTAAATCAAGACGAGCTTGGGATGAAGCAAGCTGGGCGGCTTACCCTAAAGATCCTCGGTCCAAGTTCTGGGATGGATATCGAGATCAGAAATTTGTTGTCTTCGATGAATTTCGAGGAGGTATCGATATCGCCCATTTACTCCGGTGGTTCGATCGGTACCCAGTTCTTGTGGAGATCAAGGGAGCTTCCACCTGTTTGGTAGCCGAAAAGATTTGGATTACTTCAAATCTTCACCCCAAAGATTGGTATCCTGACCTTGATTATGTCACTTATCAAGCTTTGGAAAGAAGACTAGAAATAGTTCATATTGAATAAAAATTCTTTCCTTAATGTCTTGGTTGGGTGCTGCTTCTGGAGCCGTTTTAGGTGGTATATTAGGTAATATTCCAGGTGCTTTGGCAGGTGGATATTACGGCTATAAAAGGGGGGCTAAGAAGAATGCAAACTTACCCAAACAAATGGATAGTGGTTATGCAAGTCGCAAGAGAACGAACACTGGTGGATCTCGTTCTGCAAATAGTAAACGAAATAGGAAACTGGGATATACTTTCACCGGAGGTAAAGAAGCTGCTCGCGTTTCTCGTGCTGATTTTCTTAAGCGTTTGGGCTATAAAATTGGTCCTAACGGAAATGCGGTTAGAATGAACAAGAAAAGCAAGCCTGTTAGGAAACCAGAACGAAAAGCTTTTACTGGTCGTTCTGGCAAGTCCAAGAAGAACAAACAAACCATGGAAAGCAGGTGTTTGTCATTAGGTGCTTTGACTACTATTGAACAACATGGTGTTGTTTCTGATCCTAATTGCGTTTATCTTATGCACAGTACTGGTAGTATAAACGAGTTGGCATCTGCTATTAATTTTGCATTGATGCGCAAGATTATGAACAAAGCTGGATTCAAAATTACCAATCAAAACAACGAAGTTGCTGTTTCGCTTCCTATCGCTGGTGCTAATGTTCAAGAAAATTCAAGTGGTCTTAGATTTGTTTTTACTTGTAAAAACCAGAATCTCGATTCGTATCACAATTATGTATTTGATACTTCGGATGACCAGAGTTTTAGTGATATGGCTAGAGTCTGG